CATCTGCTAAAAATAGAATTGTGGGTATTCAACCTAATGGTACCGTAGATTCAACATTCGTAACAGGTACAGGTTTTAATCAAATTCCATGGACTGGCTTAATTAAGAATGATATTTTCTATACTTATTGCGCTACCTCTAATTTAGTAACTTATAAAGGTTCTAGCGGTTCAAGATTTGTAGCAATCGATCGTCAAGGTAATCGTATTACTAATTACGCAATTGCAAGTACCAACATCCCATTATATTTTGGTTTTGATGTTGATAATCTTGGAAGGGTTTATATCGCTTATAAATCTCCTGATTTTTCAAAAGTTATTGTTGAAAGATGGTTGTCTTCTGGTTCTAAAGATCCAATCTATAACTGTCAAATAACGTTAGCAGATTTAGAGACCTCACATGGTCCCGAACGAGTAAATATCAAAGTCGATGAAAATTACGCATGTTTCGTTACTGCTGATAGACTTAATAGTGATGGTGGTTATTTAATCAAAGTTAAAGCCGATGGCGCCCAAGATCTTACCTTTGGTACTAATATAGTTAACGCTACCGGTGGAGCAAATTCAGCAGTACTTGAATTAGGATTAAATAATGGTGTTTACGTTCCAGTTCAAACTACTACAGGTGTTACTCTAACTTATAATAATACAACAGTAGGTCCTTTATTTAAGGTGGATCCAACCACAGGTCAATTAGATCCTGGATTTAACAATCTTCCGGTAGTCAATACTAACTCAACATTTAACGTAAGTTTCATAAATTAAGTTCAAAGAGCTAGTTAAGAATATTTAATAATAGAAAAAAGAAAGAACCCACGTGGCTAATACAAATACAATAGCATTCTCACTTAAGGTTGATGGCGTCGATAAGACTATCAAGTCAATTGACGATTTAGATAACTCGATTGCGCAGTTAGAGGACACCCTCAAGACTGCGCAGTTCGGCAGTACTCAGTTTAAGGAGATTGAACAACAGTTAATTAAGGCCCGTTCTGCAAAAGAGGACCTAGACAAATCACTTGAAGGCCGTGGTGCTGAAAAGAGACTACAAGGTCTAGTCGGAGTAGCAGAAGGTCTTGGTGGTGCCTTTGCAATCGCATCACAAGCATCCGCCCTATTTGGTAAAGAATCTACTGAAATGGCTAAGGTTGAGGCAAAAGCTCAACAAGCACTTGCAGTAGTTATGGGAGTAAGAGCCATCAAAGAGGGTCTCTTAAACTCTGCACTTGAACGTAAGATTATCCTTGAGAAAGCCTCTGCTGCTGGTACCGTTCTACTTAATGGCATCAACAAGGCCCTAAACATTACGCTTAAAGCCAATCCAATTGGCTTAATCGTTACTGCTCTAGGACTCTTAGTAGTTGGTATTGCTGCAGCGATTAACCCGATCAAGAAACTGATCTCAAACTTTGATTTCTTAAGTGATGCTATCCAATGGGCAGTAGACAAGGCGAGAGACTTAGCATCTTTCTTATCATTTGGACTTATCGACGACTCTGCTACTGCAAAGACTAGAGATAACTCTGAGAAAATGATCGAGGCCCTAGATGATGTTGGCTCTGCAGCTAACCGTCAGATTGCTGACAGTAAGCGTAGATTGGCACTCATGCAGGCACAAGGAGCTACCGAAGAGGAGTTACTTGCACAAAAGAAGAAGATCAACAAAGAAGAGGTTGCAAGTAGACAACAAGCAATCAATGCCTTAATCAAGTTACAACAATTAGATGGTGAGCTTGATGACGACAAGAAGAAGAAACTTGTGGATCTGCAAAACGAACTGAAGGACCTACAAAACCAGGCCCTAATTGATCAGGCGGAATACAACAAATCTCGAGCAGACAAGGAGAAAGAGGCTGCAAAAGAGGCTGCTGATAAAGCTAAAGAGAGAGCCAAAGAGAAAGCTGACCGTGAAAAGGCAGAAAGAGAGAAGGCACTTGAATCACAAAGAGCGGCCTTAGAGCGCATCAAAAAGTTGGAAGATGAATACTACCTAAATGGTATTCAAGATCAACAGGTACGCGCCCAAGAGGCCCTGCGTATCCAACAGGAAGAACAAGACAGAGCAATTCAAATTCAGTTGGATGCTCTTAACAAAAAGAAGAAACTTACTAAGGAGGAGAAGGCCCTTCAAGAGGCTCTCTTACTAGAACAAAAGGCATTGAATGAGCGTCAAGGCCAAGAGACTGCTGCACTTACTGCAGAGCAGAACAAACAGAAACTCGAGGCTGAGAAAGCTTACAATGCTGAATTAATGGCTCTGAAAAATGAGTTAACTCTTGCAAGTATTGTAAATGCTCAAGAGCGCTCAATGAAAGAGTTAGAGATTCAGTTGGCTCAACAGATTGAGGAGATCAATAGCCGTGAGATTACCGAGGCCCAAAAGACTGCACTTATTATAGCTGCAACTGAGAATAATGCTGCTAAGATCAAAGAACTTGAAGAACAACAGGCTGCAGAAAGCGCCCAATTCAAGCTTGACTTGATGGAGGACGGGTATGAAAAAGAGATTGCCCTAATTGATGCTGAAAGTGCTGCTAAGATTGCGCAACTTGACACACTTAAACTGAGTGAAGAAGAGTATGCCGCTGCAATCGTTGATATTAACAAGGCTGCTGCCGAGGCTAAAGATGCTATCGCAACTGCTCAGTTAAATGCGCAGTTAAGTGCCACTGCAAGTACTCTTGGTGGAGCTGCAGACTTATTCGGAGAGAACACATTGGCTTATAAAGCCTTAAAGATTGCTGAAACCGGTATTACAACTTACCAATCTGCAACATCGGCATTCGCATCTGTGGTTGGTATTCCAATCGTAGGTCCGATCCTAGCACCGATTGCAGCCGGTACTGCTGTTGCTGCAGGTTTGGCTAATATTGCTAAGATTGCTGGTATTAATGTCGGCAAGAAACAAGTTAACGAGAATCCTCAACAAGTACAACCAAGCAAGTTTGCAACGGGTGGTATTGTAGTAGGAGAAGGTGGTCCAACATCTGATTCGGTACCTGCGATGCTTAGTCCAGGTGAGTCCGTAATCAACGCCAGATCAACTGAAATGTTTAGTGGTATCTTATCTACCATCAATACCATGGGAGGCGGCACAGCACTACCAGGTGGTGGCGGTGAGGCACCTGTAATTAAAATCTACGTTGTTGCAAGTGAGATGACGAACCAACAGGAGGCTGACAAACGTATAAATGATATTGCCAGAATCTAATGATAAACTCAATTAAAATAGAATTAAGCTGTCTTATGGCAGCGTTACAGGATAAAATGCAAGCACTCTTCGCCATACTTATAGGCCTTTTCGCACCCATCCAAGGTATTATGTTTACCGTTGGATTCTTAATCGTTGCAGATACCATCATTGGTCTCTGGAAAGCTCGTAAATTGGGCGAAAAGATCACGAGCAGAGGCCTCAGTAAGATTATTTCGAAGATGTTTCTATATCAAGGTACCCTAATTACCTTCTTTTTGATCGATAAATTTATACTTGGAGACATTCTGATCCACTTTTTTAGCATAGAATTTCTATTAAGTAAGGTAGTTGGACTCATTTTATCCTCTGTGGAGATCTTCAGTATCGACGAAAACTACAGAGCAGTGAAGAAATATGGTCTTTGGGACGCTGCAAAGCGCCTCCTGGCTAGATCTAAAGTGGTAAAAGAGGAGTTGAAGGACTTTGATCTTAACGACTTTACGAAATAAGATAAATATACAATGGAAGACAACAAAAAATTAATTGACTTAGGCATCTTATCGGAAGATGAGGTTACCGGAGTTAAGAAAGTATCGCTTGTAGAGGATCCAGCTATCATGTTGGACTTTAGATACTTTAATAAGCAAGTAAAAATGTCAAAGGTTGACAATGAGGGTATGGAAAAGTTCAAAGAGTTCTTAGATGAGAACAAGGACTTGATGAAGAAACCCGGAGGTGGACCTGCTGGTGACGGTGGTGTTGACCATGGGGCGCAGATGGCCATCTTAGAAGAGAAAGGTATTGATACTGACTATCCATTTGGCTATTGCTTTCAGATTGCTCAGTTCCTATTCTACGCGTTAGGTGGTTATGATTCTGAATGGGATCTAATGTGCATTAAGAAGATGGAGTACCAAGTTGACGGTGTGGACTTTCAGTCTACTCACTGGTACGTACAATCTAAAGAATCAGGCCGTATTGTTGACC